ACATTTTTTTTATCAGTATTCTTTAAGGGGTTGGTGTGCTGATGGGTTCTAGGCGTACTCGTGGTGACCGTAAGAGGATTCGTGAACAATGGGAGTGTGGTGTTAGGTATAGTAATCAGACTCCAGAAGCTGATCCTGATAGTGTTCAGACTTCTTTAGAGGCTTTCTGAAGCATTATTTCTTCGTACCATATGGAATTACCCTTTTTACTAGCTACGAAGCATTCTAGGCCTTGTGAGACCATTATTTGTAGTATTTCTTTCTCAGCCTTACTTAATACTCCTGAATACTTGCATTCTATGAATCGTACTTTGTAATGTCCTGTTAGTAATGGTTTTATTACTATGAAGTCTGGGAATCCTGTAGTTCCCCAACGGAACTTATTATATTTTGCTGGAGCGTATCTTTCACCGTTCCATTTACTGTTGAACTTATCAACAATCCACCCTTCAGATTCTAAGTCTTTACGTACTTTAGTTTCGAATTCTGCTCCTTTCCTACGGTTTTTTCTTCCATCAATAGTTTTCTGCGTGTTTGTATGTGTTTCCATCTTTGAATATGAAACCAGCATTTTCTAGTGTTTCTAAGTATTCTATAATCTTTCTTTTTGTCAGTCCAGAATCGTATTGTATTAGTGCTATTAGCCTTTCTATTTCTATGTCTTGGTGTTTTTTTATTGTTTCTTCTAATTCTTGTATTCTTCTCTTCCTTTCTGATATAGCAAAATCACCTCTTCCCATACCTTTACCACCCTATCCAACTGTTTATTTGGTATGCTGCTACGAATACTGATATGAGGATTAAGCTGTTTGTTAGGAATTCTTTAACTGTCATACAAAATACAATACTAACTACTATATAAATGTTTGTGTGTGTGTGCGTGTGTACATATAACAGATTTATGAACAATAAAAAAGAGTACTATAAAGGAGTAACATATATAACGCACTTCCAACTAAGTAAGACCACTTGGTGATATACTAATACCATAAGAAATATATAAACATTACCTAGCACTAAACAGTAACGACTTCGCTCACTGCGTTCGCTCAGTTAAGTAATAAGAATGGAGGAATCGACTTGTTAGGAATAAAGAAAGCTACAACCAACAACTACAAACACTACCACAAGCCTTATAACGCTCCACAGTAAACTTTTTATAGTTCATTAGTCTCTGACAGCTACGCTGTCAGTTTCTCTTCTCATAAGCTTTCTGTGTCGCTTATAACGTATTGTAAGGTTTTGTCTGAGCGTTGTTGGTTGTAGGTTGTGGTCTGGGGTTTCCCCCCCTAAACCCCAGACCTTGTTGTTGGGCTCCAGTTCTCCCCCCCTAGAACTGGAGCCTTCTTCGTGCCCCCCGTGTAGAGGCCTTATTTCCATAGGAAATGAACGAGGCTACACCTCTATTTCCTATGGAAGAATATGGCAGTACAGAGCCTATACTACTAGAATTTGAGGGTTTCCATTCCGTTATTCGTTTAACCGAATAACTCCGACGTTGAAGGGGGGGAGAAAGAGGGGGGGTACTCTCCTCACAAAAATTTTTTGGGAAAGTATTATATATGCACACACACTCTTTTGTTTATGGTTTTGTTGGATACTCTTGACCCTTGGCAGGAGGAGGTTATGAAGACTGATGGTAATATGGTTCTTCGTTCTGGTCGTCAGGTTGGTAAGTCTACTATTATTGGTTTGAAGGCTGCTCGTTTTTCTTTGGAGAATCCTAAGAAGTTGGTTATGGTTATTGCTTATACTGAGAAGCAGGCTAATTTGTTGTTTACTAAAATTCTTAATAATATTGTTGCTTTTGAGAAGTTAGATAAGCGTAAGTATATTTCTAAGCCTAAACCTACTAAGCATGTTATTCATTTGGTTAATGGTTCTACTATTCATTGTTATGCTGCTGGTGATACTGGTTTTGGTATTATGGGTTTTACTATTGATTTGTTGATTGCTGATGAGGCTGCTTGGATTAAGGAAGAGGTGTGGAATAGTATTATTCCTGCTTTAGCCGTTACTAAGGGTCTTATTTGGCTTCTTTCTACTCCTTGGCTTCGTGAGGGTTATTATGCTGAGTGTTTTAATGATCCTTCGTTTACTTCCTTTCATCAGAGTAGTGAGGATTGTCCTCGTATTACGAAAGAGTTTTTGGAACAGCAAAAGAAGCGTTTTACTAAGACTCAGTATGAGCAAATGTATAAGGGTGAGTTTGTTGATGACGCTCATAGAATTTTCTCTGATTCTTGGATTGAGAGGGTTTGTAGTTTGGAAGTAGAAGTTTTTAATCCTAAAAATCCTTCTAGTATGGCTATAGGTGTTGATGTTGCTGGTACTGGTGATGATGAGTCTACGTATGAGGGGTTGGTTCGTAGTGGTGATAGTCTTATTCAATTCCATCATGAAGTTGTGGAGAAGGCTTCTGAAATGTGGTTTACTGAGATGATGAATACTATTAGACACTTAGTTAAGACTTATGATTGTAAGATTGGCATTGATGGTGATGGTTTGGGTAGTGGTATTGTTTCTTCTTCTATGTCTCAGGATTTTCTTAAGCGTAAAGTTGTGGACTTAAAAAATTCTAAGCGTGAAATTGGTGCTGATGGTCAGATGACTTCTCGTTCTATGAAGGAAGCTATGTATATGAACATGTTAGAAATGGGTGAGAGTGGACAACTAAAACTTTTTAACACTCCTGAAATACGCCTTTCTTTGAGAAGTATTATTTCTAAAAAGTTGGAGGGTGGAAGAGAGGATATTACTGGTAATTACAGTCATATAACTGAAGGTTTGATTCGTGCTTGTTGGATTCTTAAAAACAAAGAATTAAATATTAGTGTTTTCTCTATAACAGTATGAACTTCAAGGATAAAATTATTGATTTGAAAGCTTCTAATAAGATTACTGATTTTGAAGCGTTATTCTTAGAGATTTTAGAACGTATAGCTTACGGTTTGAGAGGTGGTATTAATGGTTGATACTGGAATCTTCGCTACGACTGCAGAAGTACAATATAAGGTTGGTGCTAATGCTTCTACTACTTATAATGCTGAAACATACATTAATTCTTTTATGACACAAGCAGAATCTCGTATTAATGTAGAAACGGAGTTTAATTGGTCTGATGTGTATACTTCTTTGAATGTTGATGTTAAGGGAGTGTTAAAAGACGCTGCTTCAAACCTTGCAGCTATATACGTACTTAATGCTGACCCTTCAACTCTTGCTCCTAGAGAGTATGAGACTCGTATTGACGTATTAACTAATGAGTACGAAAAATGTGTTAAGTTATTACGTGATAAAACAAGTAAAAAGGAGTTTATTACTGAAGCATAATGGGACAAAATATTATTTACCGTAAGAGTTCTGAACTACCAGTATTGTATGATTATGAGAATGTACAAGACGGTATAGGTTACCGTTTATTGTATGGTTGTAGAGTTGAGGATAGTGTTGGTAGTTCATACATCTTAACGAGTAGTAGTAGTCTTGCTTCTTACCCTAGTGGTTATACAACTGTTGTGGCTGGAAGTCCTGTCGCAACAGTAGATTTTGATTATGCGGCAAATAAGTATCCTAGAACGGTTAAGGGTACTGCTTATTGTCAAATTGGAATGTACAACCAAAGTGGTAGTAATGGTTATACTATACAAATAAAAAAGTGGGACGGGAGTACTGAGACTAATATTAGTAGTAAAATAACTAGTGCTACAATTAGTGGTATTTCAGATGTTGTGTCTGTTAAGATTCCTTTGACAGAAACGATTATCTTGCCAGGTGAGAATATTCGTGCAACAGTAGAATATATTAAAAGTGCAAATTCAGAAGGTATATGGGGTCATGACCCTACAAATCAGGATCAGGGAAGTTTACAAGCAAGTAATGCTTCTACTCAAATGATAATTCATATGCCTTACAAGGTGGACAAATAAGATGGGACAATACAGTTTAGGTTCAGCAACGACTACTACTATGAGGACTACAGTACCAGACTTCATAGTGGCAGCTCAAAACTTAGATGTAGGTAATGATTCTGAAGAAACAAAATGGTATTTTACTGAGGCAACACAAAACTGGGGTTATTATCTTAAACTACCAATAGTTAATAGTTGTGCTAATAGTCTTGCAATATGGGCTACTGGTCGTGGTATAGAAGCTAAAGACCCAGAAACAAAAGTCATATTAGACCATGTAACAGGTATTGGTACTGATACATTCGAAAAAATCTTGTTTAACCATTTAGTAACACAACTAATATGTGGTGATTCATTCTTGGAAGTAGTGTGGAATA